ATTACTTTTTTTGCTTTAGCCTCATCATAATCTTCACCAAATGCTTTTTGTAAAACTGTTATTGCGTATTCATTAAATTCTTCATCAGAATTAACTTCAGCTTCGTTTACTTTAGACTCTTCGATATATTCAGCTAAACCTGGATCGTCCCATCCGTATTCGCCATCAGCAAGAACCTTTTCAAGATCTTTTCTCTTTCCTTGCATTGTAATTTCAGGGTGTCCAGTTGGGCCTGATTTTACAGTATCTGTGATTTCAACTTTATTCTTTTTTAAGAATTTTAAAAAGTCCTTATCTTCAGGGTTTATTGCATCCATGACAACAGTAGCTTCACAAAGTAGTTCACCAGCTTCTACGACAGTAGATTCATTGAACATGTTAAATGCGTTTAATAAAGATTGCCCTGCAGCTTCTTGTTTGATTTGTTGTAAATAAAGTGCAGTACCTTCAACGATACCAATACCCGACCATCCTGCTGCATTAGCGATATCTGAATAGTATTGATCTAAAATTCTCTTTGTTGTAGTTGCTCCTATTTTAATATAGTATCCGCCTAATCCTGGCATTTTTACTTCATATGAAGAAATTGAGCCTTTAATGTTTTTAGAAATTGCAAAACCTTCTCTTGAGAAGTTTGCGTCTTCCATTGCCATTTCAAATAAGTACTTAATACAACCTAACACTGATTCTTTAGACATTGCACCAAAGTCAGTTAATTTTTTTGCAAATAGATTATTGTAAACTGTAACAACTTTCTTAGCGTCTCTTTTAAATTGTACTGCAATAGCTTCATTTACAGAAACTGAAACAGATTCAAATGCTGGTACTAATTCATCGTAACCATTACCATAAATGTCTGCCATTAACCATTCTTTATTAGATTCGTCCCAAAGATAAACAAATTCTGCTCCACCGTTATTAGCTACATCTCTTAAATATTTAGAAACATCCGAGATCGAACCCTTTGACGGTGTCATTGCATTTTTATCTCCATAAAAATTTATCTTATCAATACTGGTTTCTAAACCAGAACAATCTCCCTTTGCAATAACAGCATCTACTGATTTTGAATTTTTAAAAGATTTTTTAATGATAGGTAACATGTTTTCTGGATACGAATCATAATGAGTGTATATCGATGTAATATTACCCTTCTTGTCGATTTTACCAAATTGACCTCTTGTACCTTCTTCAATAAGCGTAACTGCTTCATTAATTTCAGCACCTCTTAATTTGGTAAAAAATTCTGATCTTTGATCTTCAGTTAATTCTTTAACAGAAGTGACATTAAATTCAGAGAGTAAGTTTTTAAACGTTTCTGCTTCATTGCTTCTTTTTGCGATTGCTTCTTCTTCAATTTTTCTAGTATTAGAAATTTGAACTTCCGTAGCAAATTGTTGAAAAGATTTTAATTTTTGCATAATATTGTTTTTGTTTTTTGAATGTTATTATTTTATTATATATCTCCTTCAAAATCTACATTTTTAATATCATATTTGAACTTCTGTTCCCTGTAGATTCTTTGGCGTTCTTTAGCATGTCTTATTAAATAGTTATCCCAATCAGATGAACTTAAATCATCTACAAAATCAATAATATTTACGCTATCTTTGGATTTATGTTGACGTAATCCTCGACCGATTGATTGTCTAATTATTACTTCTGATTTGAACGATTCTGTAAAAAAGATATTGTGAATTTTTTTGATTGAGATTCCTGTTGAGAAGGTACCGTAAGACGCAACAATAACAACTTCTTCGCCTGCTTCCATTTTCTTTTTATGTTCTTCTCGTATATCTTTATCAATTCCACCGTCAACATAATAAACAGTTTTATCACTGTCTCTGCGAAGTTTTTCATATATTTTTTTACCATGTTCAATCCTGTGGAAAAGGACCAAACTATTACCGCGTACTCTGGAAATAATACTTGTAATAAAGTTAAGCCTGCCTGGTGAATTAATGACATAGTTTTGTTCAAATTTAAAAACATCTTTACTTTCATATCTATTTTGTGACATTTCTCTAAATGCGTCCTTTGTAGATTGAGGAGCATAATCCATTTTAATTATTTTTACTTTACAACCAGCAATGTGTCCTTCATTTTGCAAGTAATTTGCACTTATTTCAGTAATAAGAGGTCCGGTGTATGCCATTAATGTCAATCTATCTAAAGTACCTTCTTTTGGTATAGTACCCGATAATCCATATTTGTAATCTGCATTGACACATTTTTGAAGGATAGTTTTAATAGAAGCTGATTTTGCCTTATGTGTTTCATCCACAATTATAGCATCAAATTCACTAAAATAAGATTTGTCTTTTTTAACTAGAGACTGATAAGTTCCTATGACTACATTTCTTCCCGGTCTTATTTTTTGACCAGAATATATTTGTTGTACTTTTATGTCTACTGCATTTCTATAGTTATAATCTAAAAAATCTTCACTTGCTTGTACTACTAAAGAAACATTAGGAACTATAAATAAGATTTTTTTAGCCTTTTCATGTTCTAATAAATAAGCAACTGTTAAAAACGAAATTAATGTTTTACCAGCTGAAGTTGCTAATTCACTTAGACATCTTTTAAATTTTAAAATATTAAAAGCTGCTTCTATTTGATAATCTCTTGGTGTTATTTCTGATTTTTCGAAAAAATCTAACGCCCATTGAGTAAACTTTTCTTGATTTATGTTGGTATCAAATATATCTGTAATACCATTTAACTTAAATTCAAATTTATATTCTTTACATATGCCCATGACTTCTCGCCATAAACCCGAAGGAATCCATTTATCATCCTTAATATACGAAACATAACCGTCCCATAAACCCTTTTTGACCAAAGGGTTAAAACGCCAAGACTCAATTCTTCTATTTAAAGAAATATTGAGTTGTTCCAATTCTAATTCAGTTGCTGCATCAATGCGTAACAACTGTTTGTTTTCAGTTAACGTAAGCTCCACATTGTTAGAGCATTTTTATTTGTCGTTATAGATCTTTTAATGCAAGTCTATTACGAATGGCAAAGCCCATGTTATCTAGGGTTTTTACCGAATCTCTAAAGAATTCCACTTGATTTTCTAAATGAGATAATATCATGTTTTCATCAGCTAGATCAGTTTCAATAAACTTCTCTTTTTGTTTTTCTCCTAACTTATAATCATATTCATAATATCTAATATAAGCTTCTCTATATCTAACTGCTACTTTATTTTTCTGTTCTTTTACTTTCATATTTAAATAAGACATCTGCTCAACGAGAGATTGTCTAGAAGATAATACTTCAGCAATAGTTTCCTCCATGGTGTTTAAATTTCTTAAACTTTGTGCTAATCCTTTAATGTTGTTAGTCCACTCTGTTCTTTGGCCACTTAATTTGCGGTCCAATGCTAAAATATTTTCTTTACTCATATTAAAATAATGATTTCTTATTGGGATTAGGCTTGATGAACTTAGACGTTATTTGTCTTTTCTTAAATTTAGGTTTTGGCATTTCAATGTCAGGTGACTCGATACTTAGATCCAATGGTTTGAAATCTAATAAAAGTTTCATACCTTTAAACCTATCACTGTCTTTTTGAAATTCTTCGAAGTTGTCTTCAACCATTATACTAATATCTTCTATACGTACCATAGATCTAATTGACTAGAGGTGAAATATTGATCGATCTTTTTATGAGCATCGATTTTAAGCTCAAAACATTTCAACATCAAATCATTAAGATCTTTGATATTATATTTATCTAACCCATTTTCTTTAAGAAATTTAGACCACATAAAAACAGGTCTACCCTTTTTAAGCTTCTCGGCCATTTTCTTTTTACCAGTTACATCATTATCAAACATATATCTAACTGTTGGAATTTCATCAAAGTCATCAGTTGATCTACCAGCAGTTGCAAGGGCGAGGGAATTTGCCATAAATTTAGCATCTAACGGGCCTTCAAATATAGTAATAGGCCTTTGAAAATTCAATTGCATGATTCCAAATAATGTTGATACTTTAGTAAGAGACGTTAGTTCTTCGTTGGATAATTCTAAAGGTTGTCCCATCTCTTCATACAATTTTGGTAAATCATATGTTAGATATCTTTGTCCGTATCCCTTCATTCTACGTGTCTGTGCACCTATAATTTTATTATCTGCACCAAAATTAAGAATCCAAAGTCTATGTTCTTTTTCAGAATACAAGAAATCATCTACTCTATTGTGTAGTAGTCTATCTTTTAATTGAAACCAAATCCAATCGCCTGGTTCTATTACCTTTGCCTTAAATTTAGCTTTAAATGTATCTATATCAATTGATAATTCTTGAACCTTTCTTAATGCATCATGCTTCAGTACAGATTCTGAATTAACCTGTATCTTATTTTGTTTAATGTAATCTATAACCATAAATGAATCATCACTTGTGGCTAATTTAACTTCATGATCTTTTAAAAAGGAATATAAGTTAGTGTGATAACTACAATTATAACAGTGATACTGTAGAGTGTCCCAGAAGATATTACCTCGTTTTTTAGTATCGTCCGAGTGGGAATCACCACAATAGGGACATGCACAGGTTATTCGCCCATGCATGTCCTTTAGTAGCTTCTTATTAGGTTCAGGATGTACTTGAGATACTACTTGTTTAAGTGCATATCTTATTTTATCCTTTAACTCTTCAGTAAGTTGTATATTAGATGTCGAGGTCATTCAAGAAAGAATCTAGATCATCTTCTGATGATACGCTTGAAGTTGACTCTGTTGTTACTGGAGCTTCAGCTACAGCTGTTTGTGCAGATGTATTTGTAGCTTTTGCAGTTTTCTTAGTAGTCGTTGTAGTAACTTCTGCGATAGAATCACCTGGATTTAAGTACATTCTCAATACATCGTTTACGAATGATCGAGTGTCCTCGTCCCATGCTTGATAATCATACCCTTTCAATGAAGGCGCATTCTCTAATTCTTCTTTGATAGACGTCATAGTCTCTTTTGTTCTTTCTGCTGGAGCATCGCCCATAATAATTGCAGATTGACTAGCAGAGAATTTAGACTTGTCGTAGTTATTGTATTCACCTTGACGTGTAATGATCAACTCAAAGTTCTTACCTTCAAAAAGGTCAAATACTTGTGTTGGTTCACCAAAGTCTGGTTTCAACTCAGCGTCAATTTTTTCTTTAATTTTGTAACCGAATTTGAATACTTTGTAAGTACCTTCTAATTCTGGGTTCTGTGGATCTTTAATGATCTTAATTAAAGAATAGTATTGTTGACGTCTTTTCAGCTTCTCTGAAGATTTACGATCTACAGCTGAATCTGATTTACGTAGTTTCCAAAATACGTCTGCAATTGGACACTTCTCACCAATAGTAGATGGACTATCAACTAGTTTACCATCACCACTTGAGTTTGTCAACCAGTGTACATATTTTTGGATTAGGGAATTACGAGGGTTTTCTGGATTTGGTACAAAACGAATTAATGCTTTGTAAGTTCCGTCTTTACCGTCGTCTGCGGTTGGTTTGTACACTTCGTTTGAAGCTGTACTTGTGGGTGCCTGATGCGTTTCTACGTCTTCTACACCCAAGTTAAAAATGTCAAATGAATCACTCATACCTTTAAATTGTTTAATTTGTTAAATTTGTTTACCTTGAAATTACTTTCAGTTCTTATAAATGTATATTACAAAAGGTTTCAAATATTTTGCATTGTAAGTATAGCACCTTCTGAATCTTGCCACCTGTTGCTCTCTAGTTTTTGTAAACCAGCTTTACGAAGTAAGTCTTCACGCTCTTGTGTCGTGATCTTTTGCTCTCGCACCATTATAATGAGAGCTTTGTTCAGGTTCATGATTTCAGTAGTACACAACATAAAATTGACTAATATCTTAGCTTTTGTTAATATACTTATTATATATCCACATTTGAATTTGTTTCACCAGAGATTAAATTATTTTTTTTTAATTTAAAATGAAACAGTTTTATACAACTTGCATATAACAAATGTTAGTTAAGCCAGAAGATAGATTAGGCTTGGAGGCTTGCAACGTATGCAACGAGAAAATAAGCGTCAACAAGATCGTCAAGGGGCTTCGGGATCTTTTTCCCAATTTCAAGGTCTTTAACTATTTTCCACAAAGGACTTTTAGCTAAGATTGGGTCTTCGTTCACGTTTTTTTGAAAGGACTCAAACAACTGAAGCTTATTCATATTACCTTTACCAGCAAATTTCTTAATAGTAGTTGGAGCCACAGTCAAGATGTCATCGGGATTTAAGGTCTTTAAGAGTTTGAGTTTTAGAATTGCAGCGCCTGCTGCCATGTCTATCATATTATTAGTTCCCATCTTAGAACCATAAGAAGTTCCTTCAAATGAAACAATAAACCCATCACCATCGTATGAGTTTTGTAAGACAAGATTTATAATGTCGGCTGCCATTTTATCATAGCGCTTAACTTTTAAGAGTTCAGCACTTGAGAAAGCTTCATTGTTAGTAAAATCAGGTTGATCAACCAAAGTAACATCCTCTAATAAGGATATTTCTTCTTGTAGTTTTTGTTCAGCCTTTGTTCCAGTTTTAGGTTTTATATAACTAATAAAATGATATTTCTTACCTTTATCATTATATAAACATATACCTGGTGAATTTAGAGAAAAATCTACTGCGAGGTAATTCATTTATAGTTTTTTACCAAGACTAGCACCTAGAGCGGCACCTACAAGTCTTGAAGTTAATAGATCATAAAAGATACCCTTTTGAATACCTAAAACTTTTGCTACCATTTTACCAACTGATTTACCTAATGCAAACCCTGTTAAACCACCTATAATAGAACCAAAGAAACCTTCATTTGTTATTTCTTCGTTAAGTCTCTCTAAGTCGTATGTACCATCCTCTTTCATGTATTCCTTTTCGAATAATTCTAAAGCCTCATCTATTTTAGCTTCTAATTCAGGAGTCCACTCTTCTTGAAGACCTTCGTTAACAAGTTTCATATCATTCTCAGTGATAGTGTTCTCGATTAAGTATTTATTAAATGTTTTCATATATTATATATCAATTTATTTTATTCTATCTCTAATCTAAGATTTAATTTATTATAATAGAATGTAACCTCAAATGTATTAAAGGATGCAACATTTTCCGCAAAGTTTAAATTTAACTCGTTAATAGAATTCATGATACAATCTGTAAATTCCATATATGCTACAGATGCACCTTCAGCATCTAATATTCTTAAACACAATGGATCTATAATATATGCCTGCTTAGTTGATCTAGCATAATACCACAAAAGAGTATCCATCATAATCCAATAATTAATAAAACCATCCAACAATTGCATACTGACCGTAAATTCTCTATTAATTACATTTTGAATTGGCAATGCACCCCTGTGATATCTCTTAGTACCATCGTTATCTTCTTGTGATAATGGATCAAACGATACACCTGGTATATTAATACCCTGTATACTGTAATTAATAAAATCTACAGGTTCTGATAGTAAACTTCCTGGTATTTTATTTAAATATTTTTTATACTTATCTGCAACATCTTTAGGTACAAATCCCCTAGGAAACCTAAAATCGAATGAATTATTTCTGCTATTTAATACCATAATTAGATTTCAAATTTACCTGATAAAATCATATTTTCATCTATACCATTATTAACACTAATATAGAATGTATTGTTTTTCATACCCCTTATTGTGTTAGCATTTGCTTCACTTATTTTAAAGAGTACTTCACCTTCACCCATATTAATATCCTTATTGAATATATTATTAAATTTTAATTTTTGTTTACCATCTCCAAATGTCATGATTACATTTTCTATATTAGTAAATGATATGAATTCTACATCATCTCCTTTTCTTTTAGCTATTACAAATTTATAATATGATGTGAACGGCGGAATTTTAATGAGCAAATCACCTTCAGATTTAAAATCAGAAGTATCTACTTCACTAATATCTTGTCTTGTAATATCGTCAGTATTAGATTCAAATACAATTTTTGACTTGGAAGCAATTACATTATGTCTCTCTAAAAACGTAGGGACATACTTAGTACTTTTAGGCATGTTGTCAGTAAAAATGCCATTTATTATTTTGTTAGATGCTAGTTGAGGTAATACATTGTATACTTCGGTTAATTGATTAGGAGAATTAATTTTTAGTTTATTTAATCTCTTACCATATTTAGCAGCTTGTTTAACTGTTAAACTAGCCATTTTTACAATTTGTGTATTATCAGTTTGATTCCATATTCTCATTATAACATCAATAGAAAAACTAGAAGCTGTACTACTATTCATAATAACAGGTCTAAACACAATGGGTGTGTTAAAGTCCTCATATTGTGTATATGAAGTTTGGAATGTTTTAATTTCAGATGTACCTATAGTTTCAAAAACATCTATGTCATACATTACTATAATATCGTCTGAAGTTGTGTTTATTTGATTTAATACATATGCTTCAAACGCACCTATAGAATTATCCTTTTCACCGTATATTCTAAAATAATCTCCATCATCAGCGTCTTCTACGACTACTGTAAAATCTTGAAATTCATCTTCTCTTGATATCGTAAATCTATTTTCTTCACCAGTAATGAAATAATCATATCCATTAAAGGTTTCTAATTGATCAATTAATTTAAACGTTAGTTCATAATTAGAAGAAGGATCTAAATCACTTGAACCTATTGTACCATCTCCATAAAACCTATCATTGAATTCTTCATTTTGTTGAACTAATGTGGGTATTTTAAGATCTATAAATTTGCTATACAGTGTTTCTCCTAAAATAAATGGCTTAGGATTAGCATATTCATAATTACTAGTATTTAAATAAACAAGTTGAGTTAAATTATTTCTTACATTAGAAGATCTCTTCGCCGCTATTTCAAATAAAAATCCTTCATAACCTCTGGCAGAAAAATTATAACCACTCCTAAAGTGTAATCTAATACTATCGTATTTAATATAATTAATATTAGCAGTAGCTTCAGTTTGGTAATTTAAAAGATCTGTTTCGTTACCACCAGTCCAACTTACATTATTATTAATATAATTGAACATTTCATAATCACCCGTAGAATCATATCCTAATAAAGCATATCTAGTACCACTTGCATCTGATTGTACTGCATGATATCTACCTATAGTTTGATTAATATCATTACCAGTATTTTCATCTGGATTTGCAAATAATGGATTTGCTCTAGTGTCTATTATAATTTTACCTCCTATTAAATCTCCGCACATGTATTCGATTGTGCCAGTTTGATTAGGTGTAAACTGACCAATCTTAGTAACATTTGAATAAGAATAAATTCCTAAAGCACCACTAATTTGAAATAATTCTGGATTAGTTAATTCACTTAAATTAAACTTATAAGTTTTACCGCTCTGTAATAAAAGAGTTCTTGCAGCAAAGTTTTCTACAGATATGTAACCTGAATTTTCAGTAACATCAAAATTAACAACAGCGCTTCCTAATTCATTTATTAAGTGTCTTTTTGCAAATGGATTACCCTTAATTGTGTCTAAGAATTTTACCTCGCTACCATTGTCATCTACTTCTATTTGATATTTAGAAGGATTTGATTGGTCGTGGTAAATAAATTCTAAAAGAATATCAGAATCTAAGTAAAAATATCTAGATGATTGTGCCATTGTTTATATTAATTTTAAAATCTTAACCATTTAGGAGAATAATATAATCCTAATCCGATTGATGGACCAGTACTTATTACTTGATTGCTGTTTAGATTGATTCCATAACCGATACCAATACCTACTGACCATCCTCCTTTCATTTTAGGTTTTTGATTTAATCTTGTATTTATAAGGTTTATATTTTCTATATTACTAAAAGTTAATCCTGGATATGATGTAGAAATTTTTAATTGATCCGCGCCGTTTATTCTTTCTATGGCTGCTAATAGACTAATCGTATGTTCTATATCAAAAGAAGCATTTCCATAATTTAATCCAGTATCATGTCTTGTTATTAACATATTACCCATTAAATTTCTAGAATTACCATTACCAAAATCATCAAACTTAGAAAACGTTAATTTAGTTGTTGTTGAATCCACTTCAGATGATGTTACGTCCGCCAATAAACTATCTTTGATATCTATATCAGCTGATAAAAGAGTATTAACTTTGTTTAAATCCTTATTTAAATTAAGAGCCTTTCTGTATTTTAAAACCAATTCATTTTGATCATCCTTTAAATCATTTATATCAAATTCATAAGATCTTATCTTAGATATTAAATTACCGTTTTCCGCTATTAATTGATTAACAGAATCCTTTGAAGCTAAATAATTATTTAAATTTCTATCTGCTGTTTGTTGAACTACCTCTAAATCATGTTTAAGATTTTCAGTTTGATTACACTGTCTTAGAAACAATAAAACAAAAAGAGCACCCAATACAAATGTAAGGGTGTTCTTATTAGTTAATATGTTTTTAAAATTAATCATAATTTATTATCCAAGTTGTTCTCCAAAACCATCTCCGGAATCATCGTCCTTTGATATAACTTCATCGGCTGCATTATGTACTAATATACCATTAGCAAAATACACATCTTCTGTTTCCACATCTAGTGTCCATGTTGTAAACGGCTCATTTTTACTTATTAAGTATTTAGAAGTAATTAAAACCCATTCATTATTTTCATTTAACATATATTCTCCCACATCAGAATCTCTTGCAGTTTTCCAAGAAACAATATTATCTGCGTTTTTAATTAATATAGGGTGTTCGTATGTAATTTTCAAAGATCCGTTATTAAAATCGTAATATGAATCATATGAATCTATTTTAATGTTAGTTACACTCACAGAAGTAAATTCTCCTTCAAAATTATCTACATGCGATGACCAGTTTAGATAAGCATTTTCATCGAAACTATAACCGTTAACATTAAAGGACAATAATGCGTCTCCAATTTTAATATTTTCAATAGCTTTAGTTTCACCATTGGCCATTGTAATTAATTCACCTGCGATGTGACATCCACCGCCACCTGTGCCACCACTGCTAGATGATGTTGCAGTTGGACTTAGTGTAGGAAAAGGTGTTGGATCCAGTGTTGTCGCTTTTGGCGTTGAAACTGGTGTTTCCGATACTGTCGCTATTGGCGTTGAAACTGGTGTTTCCGATACTGTTGCTATTGGCGTTGGAACCGGAGTTGCAGATGCTGTCGCTATTGGTGTTGGAACCGGCGTTGCAGATGCTGTCGCTATTGGTGTTGGAACCGGTGTTGCAGCTGCAGTAGGCACTGGCGTTGAAACCGGTGTTGTCGCTACTGTAGGTATTGGTGTTGAAACCGGTGTTGTCGCTACTGTAGGTATTGGTGTTGAAACCGGCGTTGTCGCTACTGTAGGTATTGGCGTTGAAGTTGGAGCCGCAGTTGGTGCAGGCGTTGAAGTTGGCGTAATAACTGTATTACCAGCCTGAGTCACTTCAATAGTATCAATTGTACTTGTGTTAGCATGTCTAACAGTAAGCGTTGCGTTTCTGGCAACACCCGAATTAGGCGCTACTGTAATTGTCCAATCATCAGTAGTTCCCACCCTTACGATTGTAATCCAATTAGGTGGTGTATCCCATGAATATGAAGTCCCTAGGGGTGTGATATTCACTGTTCTTATGTATTCGTTTGCTGCCATTTTTATATTTATGTTTTTATATTTATCTTGTTTTATTTTTATGATGATGGGCTTCCTCCGCCTCCATCAGTAGGCACTGGCGTTTCAGATGCTGTAGACAGTGGCGTTGAAACTGGTGTTTCCGATACTGTTGCTATTGGCGTTGGAACCGGCGTTGCAGATGCTGTCGCTATTGGCGTTGGAACCGGCGTTGCAGATGCTGTCGCTATTGGTGTTGGAACCGGTGTTGCAGCTGATGTAGGCACTGGCGTTGGAACTGGCGTTGCAGATGCTGTAGACACTGGTGTTGGAACCGGTGTTGCAGATGCTGTAGACACTGGTGTTGGAACTGGCGTTGCAGATGCTGTAGACACTGGTGTTGCAGTTGGATTATTTTCTGCAATCGGGTGTATATTCCAAATAACATACTTATTAACATCTTGAGGATGACTTATTCTAACAACCCATGGTGTACCTATTGCTCTAAGCACAGTTTCTATAATAACTCTACTATTAGCAGAATCTACAGTGATATTTAAACCGGGTTCATTAACAGAAATGTCTGAATAGTCTAATACTGTATTTGCTGGAGTAATTACATAATTTAAATATAAAGTCTCAACTTTATTGTATACGTAATATAAATCTGCTACAGTATCACTGTCACCTGTAGTATATAATGGATCTATAAAAATAGATGCATTACCGGTAGGAGATCCATCAGTGTTAGCATCAATATCTCCTCCAGATATAGAAATAGTATCCGTAGCGGGTGATCCATCTGCGTTAGCATTAATATCTCCTCCGGAAATACCTATACTATCACCTACCGGAGAACCACAATCAGTACATAATTCTTTCCAAGTGTTATCGTTATAATAAGCTTCTACAATATTTAAATCAGTATTATATCTAATCATACCATATTGCGGTGTTACTGGTCTTTCTCCAGTAGAACCCGCAGGCAATCTTAAATATCCTTTAAACTCTGCGTTTATATCAACATCTAATATACCATTACCAGAAGTTTCTAGTTTTATATTAGTGTCTCCTATAGATTTTAGATTTACACCCGCACCTGTGGCACTAAAAAAAGAAGTATTGGCTAAGAATGTAATTTTATCTGTTGTGGCACCAAATTCTATATTAGCGCTGCCGAATGAATTTTGAAAATTAAATTTAGAATACGCGCCTGATTCAGTACTAGTTAATACTATTGTTTTGTCTACGTTGTGCTGTAATTTAATATAATTTTCAAATGTTATATCTTTTGCAATTGTCAATCTAGAATTAGTATCAATATCACCATCAGTTAAACCTTCTTCAAAACTAGGATCACCTAACCAAATAATAGGCATATTTAAATCAGTGCCTATTTTGGGTTTTAGAATGGTAATTTCGTTTCTACCATCATTATTAGAATCTACTTCGACTTTATACCATGGGCTATCAGTAGCACCAGATTCACCTTTTTGACCAGTATTACCGATATCTCCTTTTTCACCTTTTTGTCCTGTTGAACCAACCTGTCCTTGATCACCTTTTTGACCTTTGGGACCAGCAGGTCCTCCTCCATTTGCTAAAATTTGATCAAAATTATAGTTAATCTTTTCAAACTTTATAGAGTCTGAATCGCTTGGATGTAATATCTCTTGAATGTTAATTGCCATTTTATGACTTTATTTTTATCATAGGTTTGATGTCGTAAGAATATCCTAATCTTTTATTATATATCAACCTAAAATTCATAGGCTTTTGTTTGTGCGGTTTAAACGTAAAGTTATTGTCGGGGGAAAATCCATTTTCACCTGGATTATTAACATTTGTAATGTCAGTTATACTCGATTTAGAACCTTTAAATCTGCGAGTATACAAAGATATAGAATCAACTACAAATTTCTTAATAATATTTCTATTTATGTAAAACTCTGCATCATCTTCTAATGTTGTTTTATCGCCAGCAGAATCAATAGCTTTTACATAACTTTTAATTCTATTTAAAACTCCATCGTTTTTTAATAATCTAACAACAGAATCACTTATATAAAAATCTGCTACGAGTTGATCTTCATCTTCAAATATTATTACTTCACTTTGATTTGTAGCATTCTTTAAAATAAGATCTAAATCCTCTTGACTATTTACATGCTGAGATGTAAATGAAATAACATCATATGAATCATTTATTTTCATCGCGGTAGAAGAAAGATATGATTTCTCTTCTGCGTTGTTTATAGTTCCAGGAATATCTTGAGATTCTCCTGAAGAAAAAGATCTAGTATAATAATCTTTATCCCATGAAGATTTAAAAACATTTACATCTTTTTTAGAAATTGCAATTTCATCAATTAATGGATATAACGGTAGTTTATCACTAGACTCAGATAATTTAGTAACACCCTCTGGATTAATTTCATTCACTTTGTGATAGAAGTGATTTTTAATAATACCCCAATTATTATCATGGATATTACCATCTTTAATAAAACCTACATTAAACGTGGTTCCGCATCTATTATATCTTTCATAATATGATTTCGCAGTCTCTAGTTCTTTAACACTATTTAAAGAATGTCTATATAAAATTGACTCTAATTTAGACTCATTGACATCAGTTGTAGATTGTAATCTATTTGATTTAAAATGAGTATACATGTCTGTGAATGTAATAACGGGTTTAAAATCAACAGTATAATCTCCATTATGTCTAATCAAAAATGGATAATATTCAGGTTCTTCAGAATTAACTAAATTATATCCAATGATACCTTTAAATAATTTATAACTCTTAGGCTTATCATTGTCCTCTTCTATACTAATGGATGCATATTTAACTATCTCAGTACCATCTTCGAAATTAATAGTAAATCTATTTTTATTTTCGGTACCATCTTCTTCAACAGTAGTATATGACACACTATCGTCATTTAAGTTTATCATGTCTGCTACACTGTTAATAGATAGTTTTTCTAATAATGATTTATGTATACCAGTACCACCATTGACATAATAATATTTAATTTGTCTTTGTATATAGTTAGGCATGTATGTAACATCTAGTACATCGGTAGGATCAGATACATTAACAGGCAAAGACTGAATTTTAATAAGATTAGAATTTTCTACAGAAGAAATCGAAAATTTATATATGCTATTTCCAGGTGTATTTGGATAAATATCCATTAATACGTCTCCGTATAATCCATTCTCACCTAATAATATTTGATTATCAAAATTAGGTTGACTTCCGTCAAAGTGATCTATACCTTCTATTGAATATGGTGTATTACCTGTAAAATCAGTTTGATTCCAATTAAGTGCACCATCGAATGTTGTATTAGCATATTCATAATCTCCTTCACTGTGATTGTACAATATCTTATGATTTAATTCATACAAGAGTTTTCTATTCATGTTACCCTTGATCCAATAATCACTAATATCCACAGTGATAAAGAATATTACAAATTTGAATTTTTTATTTTGAATAACCTCAAAATCTATGTCATTTGCATTAACATCCGTTTTAGTCTTTAATAAAATACTAAATTTGTATCCATTAAATTCGCTACTTTTTACAAAATCTAATGCTGTTTTATTAATAAATTCCTTTCTATTTTTTAAAACAACCTTAAGACCTTTAAATATTGTACTAGCAAATGAACTTGTATCTCCACCATCTATTAGTGTATATTTTTTCTTTAATTCTGTTTTAAAGAATGTGTTGTTAAAGTCATCCTCTATATTTTGTATAAAACTATAATTGCCAATATCATTTCTCATTAAACTTAGATCATCTACTGTTAGATTCTTTTCAAAACCTTCGGTAATCATAAACTTATCAAAATAATCATTTTTAACACTTTTAAATAAATCTGGAGTTAATTCAAAATCCTCGATATAATTAATATATGAGAACGTACTATTTAATTGATCATATCTTAAATATTTTGGAATTTTATCCATATAGAACCACTCATGGGTCATATCATTTTTATTTCTAGAAGTTGAAGTTATATCTGGAGAAAAATTAGTTCTACCAAAAGCCTCATTAGCATTCAAATAATATGGTTGATCTCTAACAGTTAAAGAATCTTTTAAAACCCACTTGTTTATATTAGGAACTACTCTAGAATTAATAGCAAACTCTTTTAATTGATTCTCTTTTAATCTGTCGTATTCACTTTCTATTTTATCAGCAATATCATCATCATTAGACTCTTCTTTTAAAATACTTGATAGATTAGAGAAATAATCTTCAGGGTTAAGTGAAAAGTTATCATCAAATATATCAGTTGCTGCCAATTTAGTGTTAAATTCACCAGTTATACTGTCTATATTGTTTATAGCATTCGTATATGGTTCATAATCTATATTTTCTAAAGTTTCATGTACCAATTCCTTTAAGTCAGAATTTGATTTATCATAAAAATCAAAATTCATATCATATATGTTATACGCAGAAAATAAACCTATTTGTACTATATTTTGATTGAATACCCTAGCTTCTCCATTTTTCAAAGAAGACTTTTTATCTAATATAATTTTAGATTTATCTGAATTAGGTGTAGTAATATCTTCAACAATATCTATGACTTTATTGAATGTGTTTTTATAATTAGTTTCTAAATAATCTCCTACACTAATTTCACTCAATGTGTTATTATCTACCAAAATAGATTTTCCAGTAGAATTACCACCCGTCAAATAGTGTGCTCTCCATTGAGAGAGAATTGTATTTTCTCCAGATCTAAGTTTTAATAAGTTATCAATATCTTGATTTTCCACTTTAACAAAATCGATAACATTTTGAAGATTAACTAAAACTGCATGTTGCAGTAGTTTATAACCTGGTACCTTACTCTTGACCCAGATATCTGATCCTATGTTATATGCATCTAATGTTTCGCTATTTTGATCAATAGCTCCGGCCAATGCAGATGCAACTTCACCTAAACTACCCTGTGAAGAGTACTGTTGACCTTTATATGTACCTTTTGGTAAAGTATAATTAGCAATATATGTACCTTTTTGAATATTAACGTTAGTCTGTAATTGATCGACTCTAATTATAGTACCCAGTGTACCAGAGACATACATGTTTAGATCTCCTAAATTGGTTTGTTTTTCTGTAATAACAAAAGATTCATCATTTTCATCTATTTCTAAATTTAGATAAAATTTAATAGACGACATTAATTCCCAGGAATTTTCTATATTTTCTTTAGTTTCACTAAAATTATTACCATTATTAAATGTAAACACATAATTTCCAGTAGAGTCACCTATGTTTATATTAACAGTTTCACCTGGAACATGTTTAATAAAGGTAAACTTATATGATTCTTCTCTAGAATTTAGTACTGCTATTTTATCAGCACTTTCTGGATTTGAAATAATAGACATCTTAACAAAATCAAATCCTCTTTCATTTGTATTAGTTAAAGAAATTGATCTACCAGTATGTGAGATACCAATACTTTTTTCTATTTCTCCAGTTGTATTGTCTACTTTAATTTCAAGCTTTTCAGTATCATAAACACCAGAGTTAGAAATTTTATAATAAACGTCATTTATTTTTACATAACCAAGTGTTGGCGATGTTGTCATTTGTTTTTGAGAAGGTATTGCTGTAAATGGTTTTTCTGGATCTACTATTGAAGAAACCTCACTAAATTTAATTATATTATTATTAATAGAGTTAATCTCACCTGTACCTGAATTTATATCATCAACATATAATCCGAAATAACGATTTACACTATATTCACTTGCATTATCATCGTCAAATAAAAATTCTAAATTTAGTAAATTAGCACATAATACATCATTTCTTCTGAACCCATCTGTAATAAAGTCATTAGCCTCGATAATAGGCTTATCAGCTTGTACGAAATCTTTATAGATGTATTCCCCCTTGCTTGTAATTTCTCCCGACTTTAAGTCGATACCATTGAATTTAGTAGTTTCATTTTTACCGAAAGAAACGGTTATTGGAGATTTAGGGAAAGTTTCCTGTTGAACGTGATTTCTAATATATTTACCAAGCGCTGATTTTTTGGTCAAATCAAATGATTTAACAATCTCAGCATTTTTAAGAATATCAGATATTCTATCAGTATTATTATCATAAACCTGTGTTTGATTAGAAGGATTTTTAACCTTAAATATTACAAAATTATTGGGCATGTTTTGATCTGCCCAAATTGGTGCAAATATTCTATAGTCTTCTTCGTAATTCTTAGAATAATTATATGATGTTCCATATTGATATGCTTCTTCTATTTGTTTCTCATATGAATCTAATACTGACAAATCAGATTGAGACCTATATGTTCCGTATATCAAATCAGAAGGTGTTTTATTACCTTTAAAAAATCTAGAAACATCAGCACTATAATTGCCATCAGGATTAATACTATTTTTTTTATATTTAATATTAGACAATTCCTTAGATGCACTTATACTTTCTAAATAAACTTCATCGCTAGAAGTAGTGACTATTTTAATATTTCCGGATAGTTTTGGATTAGTTCTTAATAATGGTTTAGCAACATTGTCTAAATTGTAATTAGTTTGTGTATTAAAATTAGGACCCGCATTAATAGTTTCATAACCATCGACGATTGGGAATGTGTATGTATTAATAGATTGATCATTATCACCAATTATACATTGACTAGTTTTATCACTTTCAAATACAAGAACTGAAGACTCACTACTTAGTCCTAAACTAATACCATTAGTTATAGTAGGCCTTTGTTGACTATTTATTAAAAATTCATTTAAAATATAAACGGCATCGTCTAAATCTTCTGCAGTAATTTTATAAGCGTATGTTAAACATTCACCCGTTAGTTCTGGTTGGATTACATTACCATACGATAATTCATCTATAAAGGTTTTAATATAACTACCAGTATCTCCTGAATTGACCGTATGTAATCCATCTACCACATATATTGGCCAATAAAGTGTTTTAGCAAAATTATTATATTGACTACCTAATTCTATCTCAGGATTAAGAGACATAAACCCATAAAATACATTTGTATCATTTACATTAGGAACCTCTCTTTGTATTTCGTTCTCTGTGATTGTGGGTATTTGGTATGCATCACATGTACCGTACTCTGTTATATTTGAACCGCTTACAAAATTAGTAAGATCATAACCATACCATGATAAATTAACACCATCTCCTTGGTTTTCCCAAACTAAATAATTTGAGTCTACACTAAATATGTTAGATTCATGTAAATCGATAGGATCAAACGTACTTGCACCTAATGCTGTTTTATAAACAGGCGTGTTAGTTTTTGCTAGATCTAATAAGCTATCAAATGGAGTAGAACCCAGTGGTCTAGTATACCACAGAGTAGTTTCGTATACATCTGAATTACAAAATTTATTTATATCAGTTCCATCTAAATGAGGTCTATCAACGACCATACTAAATACTGACGTTTCTTCAGCTTCTCCACATTCCCATTCTAATCCACCTTGAAGATTTTCACCCCAAGTATTAAGTGTAGATCTTTTGTAATATATTTCACTATCAACGCTGCTGTAAATACCGCTATCTATTAATCCTGTTACAGTAGACCCGCTAGTACTTTGATATAAATTCGAAGCATATTCACTGCTAAATAATTCTATTCCATCGCTTATTAATGATGATAGAGGCGATGTTTCAATGTCACCACTGTACCATAATGTTAAGTATTGAAAATCATTGTTACAGTAAGCAATAGAATTTACAGAATATTTTACAACTATTGATTTAGATGTAGAAACTGGTCCACAATCATTAATTTTAGTAATTTTACCGCTAGAATCTATTGTCAATATAACAGATGCTGAATTATCAGAAACTGGGAATAAATTATTAATACTGCTCGATGGCACTATAGTATTAGTTAAATTAACGTCACTATATATTGACATACCTACTTCTACTTGTGACACATTATTTGCATCCTCTGTAGATATGTATGATATGTTATTTTTAGGTGCAAAACAAATAGAATTTATATCACTTCCAAATGAACCTGAATTTACAGAAATCCATGGAGCACTTTCTACATCGATAGAGACTGTTAATTGAGCAGACTCTGCACCTTTAGAATCAGTTGCCTTTATAATCCAATTGTCTACGCCCGAATAACCTAATATTGGTGTATACTTATAACTAAAAATATTGTTATTTTCACCAGTAAATTCTATTACACCGTTATTTACATCAGATATTGTAGTTATTGAAACACTGTCATTATCTGTATCAATTACCTCAATTGTAAAATTGATAAAATCGTTTTGAGTCACCAGAATTGTTCCTGGATTTTGAATTACCGGCGCTGCGTTTAGCGGATTTATTGTTATTGTACCCTCTGGTGAAATTTGTCCGCCATCATCCTCTACAGTATATGTAAAAGAATCACTACCAATAGTGGACGAAGTATGTATATATGTTGCTATTCTACCAGTAAGACTAACTATACCTCTAGTAGGTTGATCAACTATAACATAAATTAAATTATCTTGATCAGTTTGATCATCTGTTCCAAATAACGTGATATCTTCAGTAGCACCCCAATTAATATCATATGTTGCATCTATCGCAGACGGCGCACCGTTAGGTGTCGCAGTTGGCGTAGGCGTTGCAGTTGGCGTAGGCGTTGCAGTTGGGGGTATTTCAGTAGCCGTAGGCTCTGGTGTGGGGGTTGGCGTTGGCTCAACCTCAGTTGCAGTTGGCGTAGGCTCAATTTCAGTTTCAGTTGGTGTAGGCTCAATTTCAGTTTCAGTTGGTGTAGGCTCAATTTCAGTTTCAGTTGGTGTAGGCTCAATTTCTGTTGCTGTCGGTGTAGGCTCAATTTCTGTTGCTGTCGGTGTAGGCTCAACTGATGTT